AGGGAATTATGGAAATACTCGTGGAAATTGTGCAAAATTACCAAAAAATGTGACGGTCGTTATTAAAAATGCCTATAAAATCATGGAAAATTTGTGGGAAAACTGGATGTATGGCATCCGAGGCAACCCCGCCGCCGCGATCTTTTTAGGCAAGAACCACTTCGGCTACGAAGACCGAACTGAGTACGTGGTCACCCCCAATCAGGGCCGCGACTCTGACTACGACCCCGCCTCCATCCGTGAGCGACTTGGACTCACCTCGGGCGACTCTGACTCCGACTCTGACTCCGACTCTGAGTGAGCGACTCTCCGACTTTCCGACTCTGCGACTCTGACCGACTTCCGACTTTCCGACTTTCCGACTCTGACTCAGACTCAGGCTCTTTCCGCCACAGGCGGGGAGAGCTTTTTCATTGGGGCAAAAGTCTGCCAGGGTTTTGCCCCTGGCGGGCGGCTGGATGGATGCTGCCAGGGTCTCCGCCCTGGCAGGGTTTGGCGGGCCGTGCTAGGCTCCGGCCCCTGGCAGCTTCCGCCAGGCTCCAGGCCCTGGCAGGCAAGCGCCAGGGTCTCCGCCCCGGCAAGCCTGCTACCAGGCTCCGCCAGCTGGCGCTGCCTCCAGCTGGGGCCGTTGCCTCCAGCTGGGGCTTTTCCATGCCATGGCCCGCCATAAGATTTGGCCCGCCTGCTGCCTCCAGCAGCTTCTTTTATACCATGGCCCGCCTGCTGCCTCCAGCAGGCAGCTTGTTTTCTGATCAGTGATGGAAGTGGTGGAAGTGGCTTTTCAGATTTGGTACGCTTTTCTTCTATATAAAGGCATGTATAAAAACGCTTGCATTTATAGACAATGAATTTTCATCAAAAGTTTTTTATAATTTTTCTGAAAATATCAAAAATTCCTCTTGACATTATCAAAAGTTTATGATAATATGATCACGTCAACAGGAAAAGTTGATGAAATTAAAAATCTGGGAGGGTTTACACCATGGAAAGAGTTAGCTTCTATATTGGTCTTAATGACAAGGATACCAAAACCCAGCAAATTACTACACTTGACGCATTTAAAGTTGTTGAAAACGTATTTAATACGTTTTCCGAATTTGGGGCCACTATTCGCGAGTGCCGGGGCATTTATAAACATGAAGACGGCAGCAGGGTTATAGAAAACACGCTGGAGGCGTTCTGTTATGACCTGGACGAAAAAACCATTTCTGAAATTGTAACCGTTTTAAAAAACGCATTGAATCAAGAGTCTATCATGGTCGTTAAAATCGCGGAAAATGTCTCTTTTATGTAAATTAAATAAAATCGTTTATGGAGGGAAAAACAATGTATACGAAAAAGATTGTAGACGGCTTCTATTATAAGACAATGCACTATGAAAAGCGCCTGGCATATTGCCCAAATGGTTCATGCGGTACGTTTGAACGTGATGACGGTACAAAATTTTTAGTTAGTTATTCTACAACGGTTTTATCTCTGGATTCTAAAGGCTGGCTTGAATGCTCTGGGACGTATAGCAGCACAACAAGAAAACATATTGGCGCATGGTTGAAAGAATACGCTCCGTCGGCTAATTATTATAACGCTAAAAAATGCTATGAAGACGAAATGGCGTATAACGTTTACACTGGTGAATATAAACCATTAAAAGATATGGAGGGCTAAACCATGAAAAGTATAACGATTGAAAAAGACGGAAAAGAATTCACCTTTTATTGCTCTGCACGTAATACACGCAACGGTTTTGCGCATGATTGTGAAATGGAATATAATCATGGTTTTTCCGAAATTAGAAAATCACGTTTTTACCTTAATCGTACCTGGGAATATTGGCGCTTTCAATCTGTATGCCTGGATTGCATTAGTGAATTGATCAATAGAAGGATTGACGCGCAAAAGGGTTTATTCCTGGAAAACAACGGTTATAAACGTATGACGGCCAGCAGGAAAGAACAATTTCAGCAGCTTATAAGCAACGATAAATATTTGGATACATTGCAAGCTGTAAAAACTGATTTACAGAAGAATTTATATTGACTGGAGGGATTGAAAATGATCATTGTCTGTCTGCTGCTTTTGCCTTTTGCAATCTTAATAGAGCTTCTGAAAATGACCAAATGAGAATGGAGGGAAAAGACCATGAAAAACAAGTATAGAGAAAAACAGGATATGATCAGGAATGAAGCGATTGAATATCAAGAAAGCTTTTCACAAGGAAAACAATGGTATTATTCGGAAATTGCAGATATAACCGAATACTTCTATAAACAGGGAAAACGTTACGGTCTGTTGAAAGAATTCAAAGAAAACGGTATCATTTGAGGCTTGCAAAAAGCAAGCCTCTTTCTTTTGCCCCAGAATCGCAAATTTGGGGCTTTTCTTTTTACCCTTATATTCTATTCATCGGCGCACAAAAGCCACGTAAAACGCAAAAAATCGGCATAAAATCGAACGTCGGAAAGTTGCCGAAAGCATACCCCTGGGGGAATGGGCTACCAGCCCCGCTCGGCGAGGGAGTGGCTTCAGTATCCCGGAAAAATAAAAGGCCCAAAATATCAAAAATTCCTATTGACATTATCAACAAGTTCTGCTATACTCTCCTTGAAAGGTGGTGCTACCATGACAGAACGTCAAGCAATCCGCGACATCATGAAACTACGTGGTTGGTCTCAGCAGAAGCTCGCAGACGAGTGCGGTTTTAAACATCAGACCAACATTGCCAGCCTGCTTAGTGAAAGCCCCAACACCAAAGGGATGCGTGTCGATAACTTGTACAAACTTCTCGACGCAATGGGTTGTGAGATCGTCATCCGCGACAAGATGGGCAGCAAGAAGGAATGGATCATCTCCTCTTCCCCTGATCCGGCTGATGACATGCCCACCATCGAAGAACTCCTTCAGGCAGGCAAAATCTCTTTCGATGAAGCAGTCGCCAAAGGGTGGAGACCTACACCTGAAATGCTGACAAAGATGTTGGAAGGGGTGAAGTAAATGTATACTGCCGCTGAGATCGTGGAATTGGTTCAAGAAGGGATGAAATCCCTCCCTGATGCGAGCATAGTAACCTTGGATCGTACCAGCTATGAGACCATTCTGAAGGCGTTTCAGAAAGAAGGCTGCGCGGTTCCGTACAGACAATATCCTGTAGAAACCCTGTGTGGGTTAGAAATCCGCAGGCTGGTAACTGATCTTCCTGACCATCGTGTATATGTAAGCTCTACCAAACCGATTGAGGAGTGAGATTCCATGATTTACGGGTACGCTCGGGTGTCATCGAAAGGGCAGGAGCGGTATGGGAACTCCCTTCAGGATCAGCAGACCCAGCTGACCAATGCGGGGTGTACCAAGATATACTGTGACAGCTTTACAGGAACCAAGATGGACAGACCGCAGTTTTCGGCCCTGATGCGTAAATTACAGCCGGGAGATACGCTGACGGTAACGAAACTTGACCGCTTTGCGAGAACTGCTGCGGATGGAGCGAAAACCGTACAGGGGTTGATAGACCGTGGGATTGCTGTGCATGTGCTAAACATGGGCAAGGCGGATAATACCCCGATGGGCAAGCTGCTGACTACGGTCATGTTCGCTTTTGCAGAGTTTGAACGGGATATGATCGTCGAGCGGACGGCTACAGGCAGGGCCGTGGCCAAGGCCAATAATCCCAATTGGCGCGAGGGTCGGAAATCCATTGAATTGGATCAGAAGACTCTCCAAAAATTCCGCCAAAAACAAAAAGGCGGGGAAATGACTGTCGCGGAAATCTGCAAAGAGCTTAAAATCTCCCGGGCTACGTGGTACAATAAGGTGCGGGAGGCGGATGAGCGGTGAAGAAACCGAATTTTTACGCAGGAGTGTTCGTATGTCTTGGGCTGTTGATGATCTATATACCCGTGAGTAGTCTGTTTTATCAGCCTGTGCTGAGGTATACGAGGTTCGATACCACAAGGACGGTGCTTCTCCTGATGTGTCCTGTTCTGCTTTTGTTCATCATAGCAGGGGTGCTGGGCGGAAGGGCCGATAAGAAGAACAGGGAGTGGATCATAAACTATGGGCTGAAGGATGTGACCGAAGTAAAGCTGGTGTCTGTCAACGGACGGAAGCCCAATGGAGATGACCTGACCCATCCTTCAGGGATATACAAGTTTGTGGTTTGGCACGGGATGTCCAACGCGACCATCAAATGCTACCCTTCTGATCCTGGGTTTCATGAGTTGCTTGGTAAGATTTCAGGGAGCAAGGCTCAGAGAGATACCCATATTACGAAAACTCAGATTATTGCCGTCAACAATAACACCTTTACGGATACGAAACAGAGGATTTCCATTACCAAGGCCCT